GGAGCTGTTCTCATCCCCGGCAAAGGTTTGGGAAAGCGTGTCGATCACGATCAGCTTGGGGATTTCCGGCAAGGCTATGATGGACTGCCGCAAAGCGGCTATTTCCTCGCGGGCGGATAGCAGAATGGGGATGGTGCAGACGCGGAAATTGCTGGGCGGCTCCACGCCATTCTGCCAGGCTATAATGCGTTTATAGATGCCCGCCCCGCCTTCTGCAGCCATATAGCAGACGGGGCCTGTTTCGGTTTTGCGGCCTGTCCATGAGAGACCATTGGCGACTGACAGGCAAAGGTCCAGGGCAAGGAATGATTTAAATGTGCCAGAGGCGCCGAAAATCATGCCCATGCTATCGGCAGGGATCAGGTTTTTAACGAGCCAGCGAATATTCTTGGTGCTTTCGCCCAATTCAGGGACCGTGCGCCAGTAATGGGCAAGGTCTAAAGGTGCTTCCGGCTTGGGCTGGTATTTCTCAGCCCCCTGCACCATGCGGACCAGCTCAGGGCCGAATCGGTCCCGCCAACGGTCCAGCTCTGGGCCTTCCTGCTCTGGCTTGGAGGCCAGCATGATCGAGCGCAGGACGTTGACCGTGGCGCCAGGCTTGAGGCCGCTGGCGATCATGGACGCCGACAGCTTCATAAGCGGGTCGTGGTAAGACCGCTGCTCAAGGTTAGGGTTAATCAGGGATTTGATAAGGTCAACGGCATCGCCCGTGCCTTCCGGCTTGGGCTTGGGGGCGGACAGACCGGCTTTGATTGCGTCCAGGTCTAGGCCGAAGGTCGCAACGGCGTCGGATAAGCTATAGACTTCGTTCAGATGGCAGAACAGGGCGCGGACGGTCCAGATGCCACTATCCCGGCGCTTTGTGTTGGAGCCTAGCAGGCGCCCGTATCGGACGCAGTTATTGCCTGATGGATCGGCGTTAATCAGGCCACTTGCCGCCATGGCGTGAAGCACGGCATCAATAAGGGGTAGGTTGCGGGTATCGGGGTCTTCAGGGTCTAGAATGATTCCAATCTGATACTTGCCGGGGCTGGTTTCCAAGGCATAGCTGGACGCGCCGTTGAGGGATTTTAGATCGGCATCATCGGCCAGCAAGACGGCAAGGCGCCCGAAGCACTCTTTAGACCGGCGCTTTTGCCCCTCGCGGGCATACATGACGCTGACGCAATAGTAATTATTGTCTTCCGTGCGCTGGTCTATGATGGTCTTTTGCGGACCAGTACCGGCCCAGGATGTGCCAGCCCAGACCTGAGGCGCGGCCTCGCTGGGGTCGCTGGCAAACGATGTTGTCCAGCCATAATCGTCCTTTAGCCTGCCGTACACGGCAGACAAGAACTCAGAGTTACGCATTTTAGCGCCCTATTTGATGATGATGCCGGAAATGTCTTTGAGCGTTATATTGATGTTTCGGGCTAGGGCGTGGTTTAAGAGCGTGATCCAGTATTTCTGGGGTATCTGTCCGGCTGTACCAGTTTCAACGAGCCACCGGCTGACGGTGCTAGGCGTAAGGTCTAGGATTTTGGCTGTTTTCATTACGCCGCCAAGGCGGCGCACAATAGTATAGGCGGGTTCGCACCTGCCTTTGATGTAAGCCATAACAAGTCCCTATCAGTAGTGATTTGCGGAATATGCACTAAAGGGAATCGGGCGCAAGATAAATGTTGTAAAAAAAACATCTTGTTTTTTGTGCAAGGCCCATGGTAGCCAATCGGACCCGATTTGGAGAAGCCCATGATGTCGAATAGTGAGGCCGAACTTGAGCATCTGGCTCAAGAATGGTTTAATGTAAAGGCAAGAGAGCGCAAGGCTAATGCGAAACGCCTTGCGATTGAAAGCCAAATATTGAAGTTGGCGCCAGCGCGTGAGGAAGGTTCTTCCAGTCTAACGCTGCCTAACGGCGTCCGAATTCATGCTACTGGCAAGCTGTCTTATAAGGTTGATTTGGATAAGCTGTTGGAATTAACGGCTAATTGGCCCAAAGAACAAAAGCCAATAAAGGTCGAAACCATGCCCGACGAAGCCGCATTGAAATTCTATCGCGCAAACCGGCCCGATTTGTGGCGCAAATTAGCAGATGCGGTAACCGTGAAACCCCTGAAAACCAGCATAACTATTGAGGAGCCGGACGATGGCGTTTGATCTAAAGAGCATACGCAAGAATGATGCCATGGCCGCCCCCAGGATCATGGTCTATGGCGTCGAGGGTATTGGCAAATCAACCTTTGGTGCTGGTTCGCCCAATCCCGTCTATATCTTGACTGAGGACGGTCTTGGCTCGCTGGATGTCAACCATTTCCCGCTGGCAACATCGTTTCAGGACGTTATGGACGCGATTGCCACGCTGTATAAAGAGAATCACGCTTTTGAAACTGTGGTTATTGACAGCTTAGACTGGCTTGAAGCCATCATCCAGCGCGAGATCGAAGCCAAGTATGATGCTAAAGACCTGGCTTATGGCAAAGGCTCTGTCATTGCCGCAGAACGCTGGCGTGAGATTCTGGACGGTCTGAACGCCTTGCGGAATGACAAGGGCATGGCGGTCATCCTGATTGCCCATACCACGATCAAGCGTTTCGACAGCCCGGAAGTCGAGCCATATGACCGTTACCAGCCCAAGCTGCAGGAACGCAGCAACGCGGTTGTGCGTGAATGGTGCGATGCAGTGCTGTTTGCGAATTATAAGACCATCGTCAAGAAGGACGATGTGGGCTTTAACCAGACCAACAATCGCGGCATTTCGACGGGCGAGCGGTTGTTGTTTACCAGCGAGCGCCCCGCTTACATGGCGAAGAACCGCTATAATATGCCCGAAAGCATCCCGTTGTCGTGGGACGCATTTACCCAAGCCATCAGCTAACCCTAGGAGAAGACTAATGCCTGTTTTTGACTTTGACGTATCGACTTACGAAGCCCCGAAAAAGACCAGCTTTGAACCGCTGCCGCCTGGCGATTACAATGCCATTATCACCGACAGCCAGATGAAGATTACCAAGGCTGGGACTGGCGAATATCTGGAATTGACCATCCAGGTCATTGACGGCGCCCATTCTGGCCGTCGCCTGTGGGAACGCCTGAATGTCGTGAATGCCAACAAGACCGCCGAAGAAATTGCCCGTTCGCAGTTGAACGGCATCAAGCTGGCTTGCAATGTTGACAAGCTGGAAAACAGCGAGCAGTTGCACGATACGCCTTTTGTGCTGTCGCTGGACATTGACCGCCGTGACCCTACCCGTAACAAGATCATGGGCTATAGCTCTGCTGGTAAGGCCCAGCGCCCGGCTGTGGCCGTCACTTCTGGCAAGAAGCCTTGGGAGCGTAAATGATGCCCCCGCTGCCCGATTCCATGCACACCACGGCCCGCAAGATTTATGAGTGGTACGAAAGCAAGCAAGAAGGCCACCGCGAGCATCTTGGCGCGTCATTGATCGGGCATCATTGTGATCGTTTTCTTTGGCTTACATTCCGCTGGGCTGCGTCCCCTCAATTCGAGGGGCGCATCCTGCGGTTGTTCAATTCTGGTAAGCGCGAGGAGGGGCGCATATACGATGAACTACGAGCTATCGGAGTGGAATTACATACCGAAGAAGCCGGTCAGCAGATTTCCTGCCGTGATGATACCGGCCACTTTGGCGGTAGCGTTGACGGCATTGGCCTGGGTTTTCCTGAGGCGCCGAAAAGCTGGGCAATCCTCGAAATAAAAACCGCCAGCAACAAATCGTTTACGTCCCTGAAAGCCAAGGGCGTCGAGGCCGACAAGCCCCAGCATTACGCTCAGATGCAGACTTACATGGGCCTGATGAAGCTGGACCGGGCAATGTATATTTGCGTCAACAAAGATACCGACGATCTGCATACCGAATGGATGCATTTCAACAAGGAGGCTTTTGGCGATCTTATTCACCGCGCTACGCGGACAATCAATCGTACCACGCCCGCCGATAAGATCAGCCAAGACCCGGCTTATTGGCAGTGCAAGATGTGCGATATGTACAAGCTATGCCACCAGGGCGAGCCAGCAGAAGCCAATTGCAGGACTTGCTGCCATTCTACGCCTATCGATGGCGGCAAATGGCGTTGCCATGAACATGACAAGATTCTGTCAGTGGACGATCAGCGCAAGGGCTGTGATAGCCATATCTTTATCCCCGCGCTTATGAACGGGACGCCAGTAGATGGCGAGCGTAATTTCGTTGAATATTTTGTAAATGGCGAAACCATCAAAAACGGCCCGGCTCATGTAACGAGCAAGGAAATTGTACGCCGTGGGCGCAAGAAGGCGGCGCCGAAGGTCGAGCTAGTATCAATGGATGATATGAATGACGAAATTCCGTTCTGAGGTTTGTTATGAACCGCGAAAAATTAGATAAAATTATAGAGATGCAGCATAAGCATGATGATAGATTGTACATCTATCACAATGCCAAATCTGTTGAATTGATACAGTACAGCGCCAAGCGAGGTATGTCTCGCAACGCCATGCGGCGCATATGGTCAGATAGATTGTTGAACCTTGTATTGGGGCATGAAAATGACAAAAATTGATTCTGCCATAGAATCATTGCGCGAACGCGAAGAAACGGCATGGGGCATGGCAAAAATGTATTTGCTGAACCGTGACGCGCATGGCGTTATGGACGCGGGTAGCGAACTTGAAGCTCTGAAGCGGGCCATCATGGAATTGTCAGCCTTGAGGGCAGAATGATTATCCTAGGCATAGACCCAGGCCTATCTGGCGCCCTGGCGTTCTTGGATACCAACACCGGCATGATTGCCATTGAGGATATGCCGACAGTCGAGGTTAAGCGGAACAACAAGCTAAAGCGCGAGGTCAGCCCGCAGCTTACCGCCGCGATCATTGCCAAACGCCATGCCGAAGCCGCCTTTCTGGAAAAGGTCAATGCCATGGCCGGGCAGGGCGTCAGCAGCGTATTCAGCTTTGGGCGCTCCAGCGGCATTCTGGAAGGCATCCTCGCGGCCTATGACATTCCTACCACGCTGGTCACGCCGCAAGCCTGGCAAAAGGCTATGGGCGTCAGGGACGGCAAGGATGGAAGCCGGGCTAGGGCCATGCAACTATTCCCGGCCAGCGCAGAGCTATTCCAGCGCAAGAAAGACGATGGGCGGTCTGATGCGGCGTTGATTGCCAAATATGGCTCTAATGCGTGTTCTTGATTTATTCAGCGGCATAGGAGGGTTCAGCCTTGGACTTGAAAGAGCAGGAATGCAAACCGTTGCCTTCTGCGAGATTGAGCCATACTGCCGCGCAGTCTTGCGAAAGCACTGGCCCAATGTCCCATGCTATGAAGATGTGCGAAACCTTACCGCAGATAGACTCAGAGCAGATGGAATTTCCATTGATGTCATCTGCGGAGGGTTCCCTTGCCAAGACATCAGCACAGCGGGAAAAGGCGCGGGGCTTGCAGGAGCGCGCAGCGGCTTATTCTACGAAATTGCCAGACTTATTGGCGAACTGGGACCAAGATACGTCATCCTGGAGAACGTCGCAGCTTTGCTTAGTCGAGGGCTTGACCAAGTTCTCGGGACCCTGGCCTCGCTCGGGTACGATGCGGAATGGCACTGCATACCAGCTTCTGCCATTGGTGCCCCTCACCGGAGAGACAGAATCTGGATTGTGGCCTACTCCAACTCGACACAATGCCAAGGAAATGGGTTATCCAGCAGAATATACTCGCAATTCAATGGGTCTTGGATCGATCGTTCTAAAACCAAAGATGTGGCCAACGCCTTCAGCTTCGGACAATCGGGATCGGGGGAATTTGGGGATGCCAGCCATTCAACGTCGAATGGAAAAGGGCAAGCAATTAAATCTCTCAATGGTGGTATCGGACAAATCTGGCGCACTGAACCCAACGTGGGTAGAGTGGCTAATGGGGTTCCCAACAGAGTGGACCGCCTTAAAGCCCTCGGAAACGCCGTTGTCCCACAAATCCCGGAAATCATCGGGCGGGCAATAATGGAAGCCGAAAAACTATGAAATCCATCCGTGTCACAATCGACTTTGCCGTTGAGTATGACGACACAGAGCCAGGCGCCTTTGACGCCGCCATGGCAATTGTCGATGAATTGCTGAACATTGAAATTGATGAAAAAAGCGTCCGTGTCGTGCAGACCAGGAGCTATTCATGACGGTTTGGACGAAAGAGAAAATTGCCAAGCTGGTAAAACTGACAGCCAAAAATATCAGCTATTCCGAAATTGGCCGCAAATTGGGCGTAACCACCAACGCGGCCATCGGCAAATCAAGGCGCCTTCGCATTTCCAAAGCGCCAGACAAATTTGTTATTAAACAGAGAAAACCAACACCTAAACCAAGGCAAATTTTACCCAAAAAATCGTTGGTCAGGGCGCCTACGCCCGTCGCTAAACCCTCTGTATTGCCTGATATGTTGCTGTTGCCGATGATGGAGCTAAAGAACCACCATTGCCGCTACCCCATTGATACGGACGGGGAAATGCTATTTTGCGGTTTGCCAGTGCATAAAAAAGCCTTTTGTCAAGGCCATGCCAAGCTGGTCTATCTGCCGCCTAGGCCACCGCAGGAGCATTCCGGGCGAAAGACTTAGCTTCCATCTCGACTTCAGCCACGCGCTTATTCCAGCCTTTGCCAAAGGCATCCCATGTCGGCAAAGATTGGAGAAATTCTAATCTTCGCTGGCTGTAGTCCTCAATCAATTCTACAGGGTCAGCCGCAGCAATGGCCGCAATGGTGTTCCGGCCAAGAATGCCGTCAACCTTCTGATGCAGGATATATTGCAGCAGCTTAATAGCCCGGCCTGGGCCAGAATTGACCGCGCAATCGAACAGGCAATAATCTACCCCGTGCGGTAGCTCATCCCCGCGTACAGCATCCCAATAGCTGGCCTTATAAAGAGGCTGGACGGCCTCCGGCGTCAGGGCGCGCATATCTGCCTCTGTCGCGGGTTTGCCCGTGTGTGTCTCCCAGACGGCCTTGGTGACGCCCAGATTGGTCATGCCGCCGGGGTCTTTCGGATGGTTCACAAACCCGCCTTCATGGCGCAGCAAAAGGCGCATGGCGTATTCAAAGGTGCTTTTCATTTGTTCTTCTGTTCCAGCAGCATGATACGAACCTTCAGGTCGTTAATCTCCTGCTGCAATGTCTCTTTCATAATCGCACGGCGTTCAGCCGAAAGGGGGCTATCGGTAGGAATACCCTCTTTGGTAATCAGGGCAGGCATAGCTGCCTCGATCTTAACCAGGCGTTCATTGGCAGACGATACCTGACCCAGCAGCCACGCCAACGCAGCCACAATGATCGGTATGACCGCCTTGAGAACGTCAGACCAGCTCATTTGTCCTTACTCGCAGACACCGCAGCCGCAATGGACGGCACGACCTTTTCAAAAGACCGGCCCACCACATACCCGCCCAGGCCAAGCTGCACGATGTCCCAGAGCTTGATATATTCTTGCTCCTGCAGGTTAGGGGCCGACCAGCCAAACCACCGGGCGACGATTAGGACAACAAAGACCAGCATGGTAATTGGGCGCCAGCTAGAAGACAAAAAGCCCCCGCTGGCCTCAGTCTTGATAATGTCTGCCGCGCCCTTGGCAAGCTCCGTATCAGCCGTTAGCTGGGCCAGAGCGCCAGACTGGTACAGCTTCATAAGCTCCAGCTTGGCCGCGTCCTTCTGGGCCGGATCGGGCCATACCCGGTCAATGATCTTGCCGCCTACGTCAAATGCCGCTGAGACTGGATCAAAAGCCATGCGTCACCTATTTCAGATTAACTAGCTTGTAATGCGTCGAAGAATAGCTCTGCATCAGATCGTCCAGCAGATTCTCAATCATCGTGTTTTTCTTGGCGATTTTGTCCCTGTTCTGAACCAGCCAGGACAGTTCATTACGCACCGTGTCGGCCATGTTGCCTTTCGGAATCATGGTAATGCGGACTTCGCCAATCAGGCCGTAATAGCCCTGGTACGCCTCCACAATGGCGTCAATCTTGTCAATCAGATCATCATAAAACTTGCCCAAAGCCTTATGCTCTGAGAAAGATTTTGTCGCCCAATGCGCCAAATGCGCTGCATTGCGAAGGGCGAAAACGTGGCTCACAAGTTCTTCAATCATGACTTTGCAACTCCATGTCCCGCCAGAAGCATAATCATGCCAACAACGGCAACGCCAATAAACCAGTAAATTTTCTGAGCCACGGACTTGCCGATTTGCTCATAAACTTTCTCAATAGCTCTATCCGCCGCGCGTTCAGCTATGGCGTTCATTTCAGCTTCTGTAAGCGGTTCGCTCATTCTGGTGGTTCCGATTTCGGGGCAAGCTGGGACTGTGCCTGCTTGCGGATTTCATTGATAACGGCCTCAACCTGCAAAAACGGGCAATTGCCCAACGCGGACATGATGATGTTGACCTGTTCAATGGTCAGTTCGAGTTTCATAAGTTCCTCTTATTTGCTTGCCGATTCGGTAGGTGCCGGAACCCACGGCAGTGGCGGGTTTACGACAGGCGGATTGACCTGATTTGCGATGTTCGTGTCAAGCGCCGCCTGAACTTCGGTCTGGTTGACCCCGTTCTCATAGACCCAGCCCAAGACCTGATCCTGCGTCAGATCGGCATACGGGATAAAGGGTTCACTGGCGTTATAGACCACGCTGACCGAGCCATACTGGGTGGCGTCATAGGTGCCGTCCGTGGCGTTGCAGCGCCAGCCGACCTGAAAGACGACATCCTGATGCTGGTCTGCCTGTGGGTAGCAGGACATCCATTCGACTAGCCAAACGTATTGATTTGCCATGTTGTTTTCCTTTTAAGCTATACCAGCGGCAGCAAGACGCTGGCGCAGGGATTGAATTTCCTTAACCAGCAGCGGGACCAGCTTGCTGTCATCGCGCTGCCATTGGCGCTCAATTTCTTCGCCGTCATCGCCAACAGTTACAGCAGGGGCGTAAACCTGTGCTTCCTCTTGCGCGACAAAGCCAAAGTCCTGATGCAAGCCGTCAACTTTCCAGTCCCATTGGCGAACTTTAAGCGCATCAATAATTGCGCCCGCGTCACCAGCATCGGTAATGTTGTTTTTCAGGCGGGCGTCGGAACTGGTGTTGTAAGCAGTTGCGCTGGCGCTGGTGGTAATAGAACCAACCAACCCGTTAGGATTGTAGAAATATGCAATGGTGTCGGATGCAGTGGTATTAGTCGCAAGAAATAAATACCCCTTGTTTGCATTACTACCAAGCTCGGCACCCTTGACTGAACCGCTGGGCTGTGCGGTGCAACCAACCAGCAAATTGCCACTGGTGTCGAAGCGGGCGACTTCGGTGCTGCTATGTGCGAAAATAAGATTATTAACCGCTGATAGAGCAAGATCGGTATCTGACCCACCAGTTACCCTCATAGAGGCTTGACCGATAGTGGCGTATCTTGTTCCTGCGGATTGGAGGTCCATACCCGCATAGCCAGAAGTAGGGGCGTTAAAAACAGCGTATCTTGTGCTTGCCGGTGCGGTTACATTCAACGCGCCAATGCCGCCAGTAGTGCCAAGCTGGAATAGACCACTGGCGTCGAAGCGGGCGACTTCGGTAAGACCCGCAGTGCTAAACTTAATTACGTCACCGCTGCCAATAGAAAGCCCCGGAGAACAATAAATATAACCAATATTCGGTGTCAAAATACCACTGGTCGTATACCCAGTTCCAGTCATACCAAAATTGACAGTTTTAGTTCCATTGCCTGCTTGGAATGCTGCGTATGCACCGCCGCTTGCATTGTTGTTTAAGATATTAACAAAAGACCCAGCATTCTGGTTCTGCGTAATATCCAGAATGTTGCTCGGCGTCATGCCGATGCCGAGGCCGGAGGAATTTATAGTCGCCCTAGTCGTAAACGTAATTGGGTTACCGGCTGTGCCGCTCGGCGCAGTGTCAAAGTAGTGAACACCAGCATTTTGCCAGTGTTGGCTTGCCGCACCGCTTATAAGATAATTACCAGCCTTGCTGGCGTTAGACATCAAATAACATTCACCCGCAGCATTTCTACCCATAAATACGGCATTGTTATTTTGGATAATTTGATAAGCACTGGCGGTGGCGGTAGAGGCAGTTACATCTCCGCTAAAAGTTGCTGCCGCCGCAGCAAGCGTCCCCGTCAGCGTCGGGCTTGCAGACAGCACCATATTGCCGGTGCCGGTGACGGCGTTGGAAAGCGTGACGCCGCCGTAGGTGAGGGCACCGCCGAGCGTGGTCGTCGTACCAACATTCAGCGCCTTTTGGCAGCTCATGCCGCCCGCCGTGATGATCGAGCCTGTCGTGCTGCTCGTCGCATCCGTCACAAGCGTGGAGCTAATGCCCTGGGCGAACGTAATGCGGGCCGTGGTCGTGGTTTGCCCGTCTTTCGTGATCGCCGTGCTAAGGCCAGTCGCAAGGTCAGCCGTCAGGGCGTTGAACGCCGTGGACGAAATGACCGTGCCGGTCACGACAGGTTGGCCTGCCGTGTTCACATTGAAGGTCCCGCTTCCGTTATAACTCATTTGACAACTCCTTACAATATGTTATAACAGCCTCATGACCAAAAGACACGGACTGTCCTATTCTCGAATTTATCGCATTTGGACCCAAATGAAGGCCAGATGTAACAACCCCAAAACGGTCCATTATGACCGCTATGGTGGCAGAGGGATAAAAGTTTGCCCAGCCTGGGAAGACTTTAATGCCTTTTTGGCTGACATGGGGCACCCGCCCGAAAAGCATAGCCTTGAACGCGTTGATAATAACGGTCCTTACAGCCCGGAAAATTGTCGCTGGGCGACTAGAAAGGAGCAAGCCAACAATACCGCGCGAAACATTTACATGACCCATGAAGGGGTTACTTTGAGCCTGATGCAATGGTCCGAAAAAAGCGGAGTTAGCTACAGCACAATACTGGGTCGCCATAGGCTTGGTTGGGAGCCAGAACGCGTTCTGTCCACAACGCTTCAAAAGAATTACATTGGCCTTTTCCTTGGCGGATTGACCAGCGCCCAAAAACGTAAAGCAAAACCTTTTTGCAAATACGGGCATGAAAGAACGCCTGAAAATGTTGTTGTTCAAATCAGAAATGGCAAAGAAATTAGGAAGTATTGCAAGCCGTGCGCTCGCATTCGGATGGCCGAATGGCGGAAAAAGAAAAAAACTTGATTTCATTAAAATCATTGTTCGTTTGCCAAAGCCGGTGTTGCCGCATAACCAATAGCACCGCCAGCGGCGGGGCCATATGATTTCAATGCTTCAAGCATTTTAGCAGTTCTAATTGCCTGTAATCTTTGCGTTGCGCTTGGCCCCCCGCGAACAAGCGCGGAAAGAGCTTCAACGTTTGCTTGCGTGCCGGACGCAGCCCCTCTTTTGGCCGCTTCGCCCATTCCTGCCAAAACATACGGCCCAGCCGGTCCCAAAAGATGCCCTATAACAGTCGTAGCTCCAGCAGATACGGGGCCGCGAATGGCAAACTTGCCTAGCAGCTTCATGGCATTTTGAACGCCCGATCCCTTAGCCGCCAACTTAATAGCGTTTTGTTCTTCAGGGCTAAACTGAGCCATTCTTTTAGCGTTCTTAGCCAAATTAGCAAAACCGCGTTGCAAAGCTTGCTCTGCTCCAGCTTGGCTGTAATTTGCGCCAGCAGTAATGTCAGCGTTATCAATAACATTCTGAATGGTTGTTGCTTTTTTCATAGTGCGCCAGGCATCTCGCGCTTGAGCAAGTATGGCTGGGCCAGTTTTGTCAGCCGCACCCGCGACGCCAATAATATCGGCGTCATCAAGGTCGTCCATAAAATCAGTTATGGCTTGAGTAATTTTACCGCCTAACACTCTATCTTTTGTAGAAACGTTAGTTGCCAACCGACGAGCCATTTCTACGCCGACAAGGGTAGAATTATTTTTAGGCAAATTTTGAATTTTCTTTATAAGAACCGTAGCTTCTTTATTAACATCAGGATCATATCCGTGCTGAACAGCAATATCTTTTACTTCCTTAGACAACCGAGAAAGCGCGTTTTTGGAAATAATTACGTTCTTATTTGGGTCTTGGAAAACTTCATCAAAAAGGTTTCCGCCAGCTTGTTTATATTGAGCAATGGTTGGGGCGATTTCATCAACAACAGATGGCTTGGCCGCGCCTGACAAAGCCCTGGCTAGTGATGAGCCTGTGCGCTTAACCAAGCCAACACCAGCAGGAGCAAGAAGCGCCCCAGCAATTCGCGCGGCTGGCTCGGCGGCTGTTCCTTTTGTGGCTTGCCCAGCAGCCTCTGACGCCACAGCGGGGATAACCGCACTTGCGACGCGCGGGATAATTCCTTGCGGGCCCGTGACCATGCCGGGAGCGAACTGCCCAATGGTACGAGCATATTCGCCCGCGACGGTCTGCGGCTCATAGTATCCTCCTACAAGATTTGAAATGCCGCGATTAATTGCCTCGCCGGAAACAGGCGATTTGGGAAGTTGAACATTCGCCCCAGTTATTTTGTTTGCTAAGGCGGTTAAGCCAGTATCCATAACATCGGAAATGGTGCCAGGTAATCCAACAAGACCGGCAACACCTTCTGACAAACCAGTGACACCAGATTTGGCAATATCTTTTGCTTTTTCCGCAAAAGACATAGGCTTTTCA